CGGATAGCTTTGGCTTCTGCTTGAGCAATCTTAGCGGGACCAACGGAATCGACAGCTTCTTGCATATCGGAAACCATGTAATCACGGCGGAACTTTTGAACGCGGTTACCAAGCTTTGCACGGCCAGCGAACTGGTCAGTGAATGCTGTTACGTCAGCACCTTCAGAGATACCAGCAGTGCTGGGAGCCGAAAGGCTGTCGACAGTCCACTCAACGAATGTAGCGGATGCGCGTTGTTTATTGGCGGACGAAAGGATAGGAGTCTCTTCGGGAGCGAGGATAGTCAAGACATCAGTCAAGTCTTCGCGATTGGAGACACCCGAACCTGTATTTGTAGTATCGAATGTATTTGAGAATGACATTTTATTTAATGATTAGTTTTAATGAGTTAAAGGCGTGAAGCCATTTGTAGTTTTCTAAGTGCAGCAAAATCACGAGCGTTACCCGATTTTTGGAATTGACTTTGCAAATCCTTGAGTGCCTTTGCAGTTCTTGATGGGGACTTAGCAGCGTTTGCATTACTTGTTGTCGCACCCTTGGGTGGTGTAAGTTTCATGCTTGGCTTACCTTCAGCTATTGGTTTACGACCATAGATACTGTTTGCCGCGTGAGCGAACCAGTAATCCAATTGACCCGCAACATCCGGAGCTTCCCTTGATATGATCTCTTTCATTTTTTGAAAACGAGCATCATTCACTGTAGCTTCGTACTGTTTGCGTACATCATTGTCCTCACCTTCTAGCCAGGATAGCTCTTCTTTGGCTCTCTGCTTGAAAGCAACTTCCATATTTTGAGCCGTTTCTCTGGCTTGTATTTTAGAAAGTTGATCAGGAAGAAAGGTCTTCTGAGCCTTACGCGCCTGTAGTAGGGATTTACGGACTTCCGCCTTCGTCATTTCTTTGCCTTCGATCTCAGTAATGACATCGTCAGCCGCATAGTCAGCACCTTCAAAAAGAAGGTCCTCAGCCCAATCGACTATTTGCTCAATCTCTTGAGCCTTATCTTGAAGGCTTTCAATTGAATCTAAATTTCCAAATGGGTTATTTTCTATTTTCTTTTTTGACTCCAGGGGATCCTTCTGTTGAAGCGAAGCCTCTAGTTTAGCCAGTTTTTCTTCTGCCGTTTTTCGTCTTGCGGTAAGTTCCCCAAAACGAGCCACAGCTTTACTGCCTAACTTATCAGCTAGTTCCCGTAATTCTTCTTCGGACGCGTTGTCCAAATCAATCTGTGAAAGAACATCCTCGGATGCTGATTCAACTTCTGGTTCACCTTCTTCGGCTTCTTGAGTTTCCTCAATGACCTCTTCGGGTGTCTCTTCCGTTTCCTCTTCGACAACTGGTTCTGATTTTTCCTCAGCACTTGGCTCAGGAGTCATCTGCCCCAATCGGCGATTTGCAAAATCCGTTACGGATATATTAGTATTGTCCACTGGTATTGTATCTGCCCCAGAGTCAGCAGTCGTGATTTCATCTGTCATAATTTCCACTCATTTACGCCGAGAGATTGCGATGCGTTAATATAACACAGGTGAACAGTTATTGTTCAGCCTAGAAATTTTCGCGGTGACGATTACTTAATTCCTGCCAGCTTGATAACTGCAATAGCTGATCATAAGTAATAATTCGTCCGGATACCTGCTGAATGGTGTCGCTTGTAGCTTCGTGTAGTTCCTCGATTGCCTCTTCTCTGAGGTCATGAACCATTTTCATGAACCTAGCAAAAGCCTCATAGTTATGAAGTGTTTTTATATCGTCTTGGATATTCATATTATTTTGCTGCGGAACGCATTACTTGAACCATTCTAGGACCTCTATCTTTTACTTGCTTGTACCACTTACTGTCAATCATTTCATCGGCAGCTACATTGTAGTCATTGTTCATGAGGCCAGCCTTCATCTTTTCAAACTTGTTAAGTTTAGTCAAACCTAAGTTGAACGCCATATCTACTAGGGTCATTTTAACTGCTTCGGGTCTTTTAGCAAAGTTAGGATCATAGGACTGAGCGTCCTTGAATGCTTGAGTTAGGCTATAATTATAAAGGGTTTTTGTTTCCTTGTCAGTAAGTTCTCGACCAGCAAACAATTCATTGATATCAATTCCTTCCTTCTTTAGGATCTTACGATTAGCGGGTTCCTCGAGATTGAATCCAATGCCTATCGTTCGCTTGCCCTTAGTGTCCTTGTAAACCTTTGATTTGTTTCCCTCATTAAGGACAAACATATCATAGAAATTATTGGCACGCTGTTCGCGGACTCGTTGTTGAGCGAGTTGTTGGGTGCTTTGATTATCAGCCATAGTGTAAGTATTAGTTAATAAAATAATACTACATATTCTGAGTGTCAACATTACCCATCTGTGCAGGGGCTGTGCCGACTCGACCAATCTGGGCGTTCTGCGCTTGCTGCATCTGGAAGGTATATTGACCCTGGTATTTCTCCATCCGTCCCCGGAATGCTTCATCCTGCTGTAGACGCTGTTGAATGTCCGGCTGCTGGGCGTATTGCTGTAGGACTTGCATAGCAATCTGCGCGCCTGTAGGACGTGCCGGCATTTCAATACCTGCAAAAATCTTTGTAAGATCATCGGTAACATTCTTAACCATTTCTTGTTGAGCATCTTGTGCAGGTTGCAGAACAGCATCAGCCATGACTGGATCAATGCTAGCGGCTGCAATGTCAAGTAGTCCATCAATATTCATTCGGTTATTAACATTGAGTTGGTTCAATGCAACGAACCCTTGTAGTTTCTTTTCTACTGTTTCTGGATCACTGTCAAGAACATCAAAGTTAATCATGATGTCAAAGTTCTCATTAGGATTACCCTTGTTCATTACTTGAGGGTCAGGGATGCCTGTTACCTGGAAGAAGACTTCATCGGGTCCAAATCTCTGGAAGCATTTATAGGCCATGCGAATAACCTCGGCTACGTGGCTAAGGTACTTATCAACCATGAACTGCTGTCTGGATTGAGACATTGGGTCATTCGTATCCAGTCCAATCATTCTGTCAGCTTGATTGATTAGTGTTTGTTCCATCTCAAGCGATCCTTGATTGTACGCGGGGGTAGGAGCGAAGTCCAAATCTCCTTTACGGCGGTATGGAATCATACGACCTGGACCCCAGTCATTGGGTGCTTGACCCACTGGGTGCAAGATAGGAGGTAGGGTAGCTAGGCTATTGCGGTCAATCCGTGAATCACGCTCTACCTTTACTTGGTTCTGAATACCACGAAGAATACTGGGAACGGTGGATACATCATAGAGACGCTTAGTGTCCTCGGACAAGCGTGTCACTACTACTGGATAGTCTTCGTATCCGTTAAGTAGCTCGAACTTTGCATATCCGGGAGTCCCAGTGCCATCATCTCCATCAAAGTTCTTATGAAATACTGTGCAATAAATTCCTTCGGAGCCATCCTCTTCGTTAATAAGTCTCTGGTATCCGTAAACAATTTCAATCAGTTCATCAGCTTCGTATGCAGTATCCGTGAGGCTCATGCTTCGACGGCCTTCTTCGTATCGCTCAAGGCTGTCAATGTTGACCCCTCGGTATCTTTCGATCATCATATCCACGAAGTCCTGATCCCAACCATCGGTTGTTACCTTTAGTTCTAATTCCTGTGGAGTATAATACGTTTTCCAAAAGCAATACGGTGCGCGCTGCGGATCAGTTACATATGGAGGAAAGACGAAGTCACCATCAGGTGCTAGGGTCTTGACCTCCGGGCAATTAATTTGACGACGCACGACGGGCAGTTTCGCGATTCCTTTTTTGCGTAGATCTTTGAGTGCGGTCCTTGCTCGCTTTTCCGTAACGCCGTCAAAAACTTGCTGCATAAGCAGGATGAGTTCTTCATCGTTTTCGCCTTGCTCAACAGCTTGAAAGATTTCTGGAGATATTTGTGCGATCTGCTGGAGGTCAATCTCTTGCTCAAAGGAGCGATCCTCCATGTGCCAGCCAACATAAGTGACTAGTAGTCCACGCTCGAGCAGGTAGTTAGCACCGAGTTCCATCTCCCTGTAGAAGCGGGGAATGTATCCGGATCGTATCATCCACTTAAGGAAACCTGATACCAATTTGCTACGGGCAATGTCTCCACTCTCCACGGGGAAGGCTCTGACGTTAGCCCTCTTGAGTGCGGACATGAATAGGGATGAAAGTTTCGTGATGCGTTCATCAATAATATGGCACTCACTATCGCTAGCACCTTCCCAAGGGAATGCGTCCGCGCCATGCTTGCGGTGATCACGGCTCTTGCCCGGCCACCAGTTCCGCCTGTCATCGTAGCTAGTACGACATAAATCAAAATAACCTTCTAGCTCAGTTACTGTTTCCTCGTAGGCAAATCGGAGAGTTTGAATGTCCGGCTCGTCACTAACGTAAGTAAGGGCCTTTGAAATATTATTGTTCTGCATTTAGTCTATTTTTAATTAGTTGAAGCATACTAGCCAGATGTGTTCTGGAACTGCCTATCTTATCACATAACTCTATGTTTGTCATGGGAACTTTGGACTCATGCTTTACGTGTCGTTTGAAAGTCTCCCACATTATTAGGCGATCCCTGTTCTGCTGATTCCATTTGTAATCCAACGTTAGGTTCTCGTCCTCGACCTCTCCGGTCTCAGGATTCCTTGCATAAAATAGCTTTGTTCTATCAACCTTTGACATAACGGTAACTGACTCCTGTTTCTGATTCAATGGCTTCAAAGCAGATCATCTTACCTAAGAATCTGTCCTTCAACCTGTTAGGCAGGAGGACTGGAACTTTCTTTCCGATTTCTACGAAGTGAACCATGTTGAACCTAGGGTTCGGGCAAATGGATAGTACCTTGCCCGTGTAATGCTTAGGTATTATTTCATTAATAAATAGACCGTCGGACAGGATGTCCTGACCTTCTGGGCTGATCCAAGTGTTCTTGCCTTTACCGCTGATATATTCAGGCGGTAGTTTTTCGTGGGCTATTTGTAGGGCTTCATCAAAATCAGTATTATGATATTCGGTGAACTCAGTTAATTTAATTTTCATTAGTATCCTCCTTGTTGTTTTCTGGTTATCCCCATATCAGAGGATGCGAAGTAGTCCGGACCCATACCACCATTTGACATACGCAAGTAACGGATGAGGTCAAAAAAGTCCTTGAGTGCTTCGTCCGCTTTACCAGCAGCGTTGTAATTAATCATGCTCTCAATAAGATTCCCGCAGTCCTGATGCACGTAGCACCGTGGTCTATTGGCGGGATCAAGGTCATAGTTCGGATTATAGAAGAACCAATCGTCCAGGCTTGTGTTACCTATGCCCTCCTGCTGTCCGTCCGACGGGGTAAAGTTCATACCGAAGTCATAGAAAGCCGTGAATAGATCCACATTGTTCTCATTCTCCTTAGCAAAGAATCTGGAGTCACCTATACGTTCCGTGACCTCAATACCTAGCTCCTCTTCAATTTCCTCAAATAGTTCACAGTACCTCTGCACGTCGTAGCCTATCTTATCTGAGGCTGGACCCTTGCGCCATTTCGGGTCACCGAACAATGCCCACTCACCGTAGGTATCTCTGTCCGGCCACTCCCGTCGTATAAATATCTCCTCGTCCTCGGATACTCCTGCCCATATTGCTACATAGTTTCTGGCAAAGGCGGGGTCAACTACCTGATACCAGGTAAGGGACTTCTTGTCAGGGAAGGTCATCCCGTATTTGTTTGGCTCCTCGCTCAGAACATTGACCTCCGGGCTGAAGTTAGGTAGCAGTGAAGTCATTGACTTCGTAGGTAATCCGTAGGCACGGACCATGATCGTATCACGGTTCGCGTTCTTTAGGTCCTTAGCTATGCGGTCATAACCGCCAAAGGGGTTCTCGTCGGAGTGCAAGTAAACAACACCAGCATCTCGTTCGGGGCTGTATTGAATCACGGGAACCTGTTCACCGTTAAGCAGGGACGCGGTCTTAGTCTCGAGCGTCTCAGCACCCTTTAGGTAATCCGAAACAAATGGTGTGTATCCGTCAATAGGAGTAAAGCCCAGCAGCATCTTACTGTCTCTGGTCGCTAGGCGGAAGCGTAGGGTGTTGACCAAAGCAGCATCCCCTAGGTATTCGTCCAGCCAAGCCCCAATATTTGTTCCTGTAGGGTTACGGAAACCGAACTCAAAACCTTCTAGGATGGTTTGGTTATTACTGAACTGGGTATATGTCTTGAAGTCCACCCTAGTCCTAGTGTCCGGAAAGATAAAGGAACTGCCCGTGAACCCGTTCTGCATACTGAAGTTAATGTACCCATCAATACTCTTGGTCTTCCTGCGAAACTCTCTGGGCATCATCTCCCAGATTGCGGCCTGCTGTACCTTGATGGACGTGTCCGCGTTTTGACTGAAGCATACCACATGTCCGTCCATGTTCTCGGTCACGGATTCCATGACCATCTTGGCGCATCCCGTTGTCTTTCCGCTTCTGTTCCCCCCAAAGGTAATGACCTCGTCGTAGTCCTGTAGGGCATCGCGCATCCTGCTCCAGCCTGGTAACTCAAATCCGTGACGAAGTGGATCCTCCTCCGCTGACTTTATCCTACCCTCGTGTGCTTCGTGCAGCGCAACCAATAACTTGGGATCCGCCTCACCTAGGATAACTATCTCCTCATCGGTAGGGGCTTCGAGGGCCGGGTGCTTTGTGAACTCAATGGTCATTCCTCTTCCTCTAAACTATCGGAATCATCCTCGAACTCCCACTCAAAACTTATGTCACTGTCACTGAGTTCCTTCTGCATCTCATGCAAAAGCATCCTTCCTGCTGGTAGGTGATTGTAATCATAAAATAGCTCACCCTGCTCGTCCATAACTATGAAGCAGTAATTCTCAAAATGCTCTCCAAGGATACCACGAATCTGGTCATAGATCGGGTCATAGCTGGAATCCGTGATTGATCTAGGCATCCTTAACCTCAGCCTCTATTGTCTTAGCTTCCTGTATCCTATCCCTTGCTGCCTTGATAGTAGCCTCGTAGTCATCCTGGGTGAATACCTTCCTGTCTTCCGTGATTTGTGTAGCTTCACCTCTAGCAGTCAAAGCCTCCCTACCTGCGTTAGCCTTGGCAATGGATAGCTCCTTTAGGTCACGGAATGATACCTCAAATTCCGGATCACCTTCTAACCTACCACGGACTTTCTCAATGAGGTCCTCTTCCAATGAGGACAGGTTCAAGTAGTTCCTGGCCGCTAGTCGGCCAGTTACCTCTCGGAACTTCCCTATGTGGTCAGCATAATCAGTTAAAACAGATATGACTGTATCCCGATTGAACTTGTACTTCTTCACAATCTTCGTCTGAGTCTCACCCATAGCGTAGTGATAAAGTATCTCAGCCACCTTCCCTGGGTTACCACGGCTTAGACTATTGACCTTCAGCACTTCCTTCTCCCTGCTTACGGCCTGAATACTCTCAGAGATACTGGACATTAAGTCCAGTCGCATCTCATCAGGGGTAGGGTTTAGGGTACTCATTATGTCTTTGATAGGAAGGACTTAGATACATGTCAAGTTTTTCTTCCCTCTGGATCAAAAATAATTGGATTTTTTGCTTGACAGAGATTTTCGTGCTACATAGAATCCGGAATCTCCGCTGGAACAAAGGAGCATTAGAGCAGTGACCCTACTGAGTAATACAAGGGTAGTATGCGGATAGTATGGCCTATGAGTTATCTATTTTTTAAAGGGGTGTCTGATGATATACACTTAACAGTCGCGCAGGCACGCTGACCCCCTCCTCCCCCCTTAGCGAGACCTAGCTTGGCTCAGTCCGGCTCAGTCCGGCTCAGTCCAGATCAGTCCGGCTTGGCTCAGTCCGGCTTCATGTGAGGAGTCTTTTTCTTCTCAATCAGCGAGATGTATTCAGTGCCATTATTGAGTACCAGATTCAGTGCCATCATTCTGCCCCAAGTGTAGTCCATTCAGTGCCATCATTCATCCATCCATAGGTGCCATCATTCGGTGGTCACCGGAGGGTCAAACTGGATGCCATGGGATAGCTATTTAAGGGTGCTTTGAAGGGTTGATTGTATCGTTTCACGGAACTTAGCCGAAAAAAAGTTTAATTGAGAGTATGTTGATTGTCATGGAGTTACAGAAGTCCCCGAAAGAAATATGGCTTATCTGGAAAAAAAAGCTCGTAGGGGTTTGGAAAGTGTGCATATTGGAGGTGCAGTTCCCGTTCATTGACAGTCCAAACGCTACCGACTCCGACCTCGGATGTCGACCGCTAGCATCTCTACCGTTACCAGAAGACCCACTGCCTCGAGCTTTGGACTTGCGGATATATGACAGCGACTCGACCTTCGATACGGTGATACCTCGGATGACCTCTCTGGAAGTGGAGAGGTGGCCGCCAAAGCGGCCTCGATGACGTAGCAAGTGGGACATAGATTGGTAACCCAGCCGCATACTGCGGCGGTCACAAGCCCGCATAGATGGGGAGTGCCAATAATCAACTAGTGCAAATATGACAATTGAATACATCACCTTCGGTATCATCGACAACCTCGTGATGATCATCGGTGCCATGACTGGCATCGAGGTCGAGAATTACCTTCCAAAGGCGTTCCAAAAGGGCCTCGGCGTAGTAGTCGGGGCTGGCCTCGGAAACGCCACCAGTGACTGGCTCGGAGGAGCCGTTGCAGGCAACCTCGGGATGGCCAATGGCACGGCCGTGGGATGCATAATTGGACTGGGATTTATCCCAGCCATACTGCTCATCAAGAACCTACGGAAAGCCAAGCAGGCGTCCAAGTAATACCACAGCTCGCACCCTCACAGCTACGGGCTTTTTGGGTGTAAGCATTCCGCTTCAAATTAACACACAACCAATCAAAATTATGTATACTATAGACCAAGTAAATGCTATGTGCCAAGACAGGCAGAAAGAGATCGTTCTCGAAGAACCAATTATACGGGCAATCGAGGATAGCGGCTATATTAAAACCTATTGCTCCGAATCCGAAAGGGGTCGCATAGAAGCCTACAAGGATGGGTTCCTTGTCCTTCACATAAGAACAGGTTACAAGCACCCTCACAAGACTTGGAGTGACGCTTATAGCCACTTCAAAAACCTTAGTTGGTAACCCACAGCTCGCACCCTTCGGGGTGCGGGCTTTTTGGGTAGACGGACAGGGCTTTGACCCGTGAATTAAAAAGAGCCTGCAATGACTGCTTTTATCGACGGATAGAGGCACGCAGGTTTCACACAGAAGTCCAAAGGTGGCACAAGCTATGCCGCTGAGTCCGTCCACTTTTCTTAACCAACAACTAACCAATACATGCGCCACTGAATACAGGCGCGAACCAATACAAGAATGACAATAGAAGAATTATCCACCGCCGAGCTATGGCTCGCCTTCAACAAACTCCACGGCGTTGCTTACGCATCGCTTTCCTACGAAGAAAAGGCACTACTAATAGATGTCGCCAAAGAACTAGAACACAGACAAAAAATATAATGAAAAACAACGTATTATACTCATGGAAAAAATACTCATTGTCCGACTACATGGACTGCCTAAATGCAGAGGGGGTCGGAGGATACAAGTGGGGCATCGCATATGATCAAACAGAATCGCCCACGTTCCAAGGCGAGATGGATCAAGCCGATGTAGACAAATACCATCTTGTGACCTTCACGTGCCTCAACAGCAGTGACTACCGATCATACATGATTGGCGAAGACGATGGCAAGTTGTCCTGCTATTGCTGTTAATAAAACACCTAGCCTCACCTCACAAGGGTGGGGCTTTCTGGGTGCAAGCACCCTGCTTCAAAAAAATATCATGAAAATAGCACCAAAGGAAAAACAGATCGTTTTTATCCGGGAATTACTCGGATGTTTCGATCGAATCAACGGTAACTTTTACCGTTCGATCTTATGTAACTACAGCAATGTAGTTACCCTTGATGAGAATCAAGAGGTTCAACTCGCAGAGGATGCAAATGACATAGAGGTTCACCACTTCAACGTGTTTCTGCAGACCTTCAATGTGGGTTTCATGGTTGACCTCGGTCTTTTGGATCGCAAGTAGACCACAGCTCCAGCCCTCAAAGGCTGGGGCTTTTTTGGTAGACAAGGCTACGTTTTTTTGTAGCATTCAAACGAGACTGCGCGTCAAACGAGACTGCGCGGAATAACAACTAACAGGGGGTGCCAGGCTATCGACCCGGTCAAGCACTGGGGACGGGGGTTCGACTCCTCCCACCTCCACCATTTAATCACAAACAACTAGCAATATGGACATAGAAGCATACCTAAAAACCATTGATGAAAAAACAGATGTCATGCGGAGGTGCATGGCCTACCGACAGAAGTATGAGAGATGGGACGAAGATTTTGTTCCCCTCGATGACATGAGCATTGATCAGCTATGTAAATACTATATATCCACACAAGAAATATTAAACAAACAACTAACAACTAACAACAACTAAATATGTATAACGAACCCGCAAGATCCGCACTGGCTTTTTGCCAGTCCATGACAGAAAAATATCACGAACTCCTTAAGACGGGAGATATAACCGATGCCGTCGAGCGTAGACCGAACAGGCAAAAAATCTGTGTTGATCCAGAGGCTGAGGCTAACTGGCTATCGCTAGTAATAAAAAGAATTGAAGAGGAAGAAATGAGTTGGCCCCAGGCTATCAAGGGAACTCCGTGGGAGGGTAGACCGGAGGCAATGCGTCACCTTGCAATACGACGAGGCATTTATAGTCAAAAAACTTTGAAAGCCAAAAGGGCGGAGGCAACCCAACGGATAAACGATGAAGCGAGACGGGTGAACAAGCTAGCCCGGAGTAGTCACATGAATCTCAAGGACGCTTTAGAGGATAGCACGATCAATGAAAATCAATACTATGCCGCCAAGGGTAGGTTAAATTTACCTCATATAACTAAGCGTCCGAACTAGTTAAATGTATCTGTCCTTCATTGACTTACATAACTTCTCCTTGACAGGAAAGTTAGGGTATGCCTATATGGAATCAGATGTAAGTTATGTTAATTAGATACTCTAACATATAACTAGAATGATCCAACATATTACTAGAATTTTACTGCACACTTTTTAAGTAAAGCTGTGCCTACAAAAAACCAACCGACTAAACATATGAAAATAAAAATACACACCTATCCAGATGGGCCTGCTTTGGGTCTGCCTAAAGATGAAATCGTATCAGCCATGGGACTACGTGGTAGATTCTCCGACGCTCGTATTGGACAACTTGAAGCTGGGGATCAGTATCTTATGCCGATCCAGACCGAACTAGAGCCTCGCAGTGACACGCAGTTACTTGCGCTGATGGCACAGCGACACCTACGGACTTGTTACATCGACAACGTAGTAAATCCAGAGGGTAGCCGGACGCTTATTATTATGACCGCTGACGGCGGCACTCTATGGCAAGCGGACCACAATACAAATGAATGCTCGGACCTCGATGCTCTTCGTGATGGACTCAACTTCATCCTTGACCAAGAGGAACTATGAGTCACTTCTATAATTGCCAGAACCCATCGGAGCCTCAGTTCGAGGCCGAGGTGGGGACTCCTGCACAGGCTCGTAAAGCTGGAGCAGACGTTTATCCGTCAGTCACTACCGTGCTAGGCATAGTCAAGGACCCGTTTCTTGACGAGGTTTACAAGCCAAGGATGATTACTGACCTAGCCAGAGAGCATCCGAATCGGACTTGGTCTGACCTTGCTGAGATGGTTTACGGAACGAGACCGCATCCAAAGGATGGAGAGTTAATCCCGTCTCATGAGTTCGGAACATCTGTTCACGGAACCATCGAGCGTATGATAAACCACCACGTTTTGGGCATTGACGAGCATCCCGGTCAATCATGCTGGGACAAGTGGGCCATGCCGTTTCTTAACTGGATTGATGACAACAATGTCCAAGCATTGGGCTGTGAAAAGATAGTCAGTCACGGCGGAATCAAGATCGCTGGCTCCGTTGATTTCATCGGAATCAAGGACTCCAGAATCTTCCTCGCTGATTACAAGTGCAGGGTGAATACTAAAGGTAAGGCTAAACGATACCAGAAGGACTGCTGTCAGCTAGCCATTGAGGCTTACATGCTGATGCACCTACAGAAGTTACCTTACCTTCCCAAGATTCGATCCGTCATTGTGGACTGCGAGACAGCAGAACATATGCACTACGAGTGGACGGACGAAGAGAGCCAGTGGGGTATCCGTGTAGCCAAAGCCGCGGCTAGCCTGTTCTGGATGTTAAGAATGAAACCCGTCGTAAAACAATAACTATGAACAAAGCACTACCCACTGACGCTAAGGCTCGCAAGACTTACCCCATGTATTCTGGCCTTATTAAATACTTTCCTCACGCGCTAGCCGCCGTGTCTCATTGTAGCTACCAAGGCAACCAACAACATCATCCCGACAAACCACTTCACTGGGACATGAACAAGTCCGCAGACGAATTGGACGCACTCATTCGACACATCATTGAAGAAGATTGGGATAAGGTAGCATGGAGGGCATTGGCTAATTTAGAACGCAAACTGACTGACACATGTTCATACAAAAATGGAACCACGGAATGATTGAGATTAACTTAACTGACGACGAAGTCATGATGTGCCAGCACATTGGACACCTGCGATCGGTGCTGTCCAGGGGCAACAATATTAAGGACAGAAAGCAGTCCAACATGGCCGGGCTTGATATAGATGCCCAAGGTGTCACCGCTGAGTATGCAGTAGCAAAGCACTTGAATGTATTCTTTGACCTCGGCCTCAGCCCTCGAGCTGGGTCAGCCGATGGAGTAATGAAAGGTCACTCCTATGATGTCAAAAGCACTCACCACGCCTTCGGAAAGTTACTGGCAACCCTCAAGGACAACCCCGATGTGGACATGTATATCATGTGCCTCACACCGGATCGTTGGACAGTAAAGATGGTTGGCTGGTGCTGGAAGGATGAACTAATAAACAAAAAGAACATAAAGGATCTAGGTTACGGAAAGGGTTACGCACTTGAGCAGAACCAACTCCGTCCCTTCAAAAAGTAGTGTTCAAAATAGAAAGACTAAATGAAAGAGATTGATGAACTTATTACAATGGCTTTGAACATTGTTGAAGAAGCTCTAACGGCAAAAAAGAAGCATGAGACAGGAATATATCTCAAATCTTTACGACAGATATTAAACCTAATTAAAGAACAAAACGATAAAAAATAATATGAGTATGACACAAGTAGAAAGTAACGTTGAAAGAATACAGACTAGGATCGATATGATCCGACAGGAGTCACGGACTCTGTCCTTCAGAATAGAAAGGATGATGGAGCAACGTAAGAACCTAACTCAAGAGAAGAAAGCCCTGAAGGATTTACTCACGGAGCTAGATGTATCTTCCACAAAATAAACTCAAGGACTGGAGGGTTGAACATCAACCCAAGAGCTGTCCCTTGATACTGCGGAAAACTTCGGACTGGGTGGTGGATCATTGCCACAAATCCGGTATGGTCCGAGGTGTAGTATCGAGGGTCGGTAACTCCTTGTTAGGTAAGATAGAGAACTTTGCTTACCGCAGATGCCAGATTAGCCAAGGCCATTTACCCGCCGTGCTACGCGCCATAGCGGACTACCTGGAGCAGGAGCAACTGGATGTATTGCACCCCGTGG